GTGTTGATAGTAAGAAGATTGAAGCACTGGAAGCCGAGCAAGCTGAGTACTACCTTCGATTCGGTCAACAGCGTAGCCAGTACGCAGGACAGTTCTTAACCAATGGGCCAGTGTCTTTAACTAAACAAGAGACTAAACGCGGCAAAGAGTTTATCTACCAGAGTACCCCCGGTGCCAACATGCTGCAAGTAGCCGACGCTATTGCTGCGTCTAAGATTGGTAACGACACAGAGAAAGAAGCGATCCTAACCGCTTTGCTGGCAGGCGAACGTGCCAAACAAGTGGGCTGGGCTAAACTAAACTTTGAAAATCCCGCTAAGGTTGAACAAGAGTACAACCAAATTAAAGCGTTGTTGAACAGCCGCCCACAAGATAAGGCGATGTTTGATAATGCAATGAAGATTTACAAAGAGTACAACAATGGTTTATTAGATTTCCTTGTGCAAACTGGCACGATGACGGAAAAGAAAGCCGCTGAACTTAAAGCCCTAACGTATGTGCCGTTCTATCGTGTCAACAAAGGCACGGGCGAGATCGAGTTGATGGTGGACAAAGAACACCCAGTACGTATCGGCAATATTAAGGACGAGCCACAGCTAAAAGAGTTAGTAGGCGACAGCACACAGATTCTTCCTATCTTTACTAGCTCGGTGCAAAACACATTCATGCTGACCGAAATGGCGTTACGTAACCAAATGGTTAAAGAGAACGCTTTCATGCTGAATAAAGTCGGCATAGCCAGCACACTAGGTAAAGGCACAGGCCCAGCAGGTCCCGATACTGTACGCTTTAAACACAAAGGCGAAGACCATTTTGTAGTCATTGACACCGATCTGTATGGCATTCCCGCGTCGTTAATCGTCAAAGGTATGGAAGGTATTAAAACCACTATGCCGGCTGCGATTCGCATGCTAGGTATGCCTGCCGACATTCTGCGCAAGTTCGTAACTCGCAACCCTGCCTACGCTATTAAACAAGCCATTCGTGATCCGTTGACTGCGTGGATGACTACAGGCGTTGACGGTATTCCTGTACTGAACTCGATGAAAGAGTTATCTAGTATGGTGGCCGGACGCAGCGACGCTGAGAAAAAGCTGATGGCATCAGGCGCAATATCCAGTAACGTGTTTACTGGAGACAAAGGCGACATGGAGAAGTTCCTAAAAGAAATATCAATGGGACGCTCTGGCTGGCAAAAACTAATGGCTCGTGCTGATGCCTTTGCACTACAAGGCGATGCGGCTACTCGTGCTGTGCTTTACAAAGACTCCTTGAACAAAGGTATGTCTGAGATGCAGGCGATGTTGCGCACATTAGAGTCAATGAACTTTGGCCGTCGTGGTTTGTCGCCCTCGATGCAAATGGCGTCGGTTTTAATTCCATTCTTTAACGCACAGATTCAAGGTCTGGATGTACTGTACCGCGCCTTTACAGGCAAGATGCCTTACGATCAACAGCTTGAGATTAGAAAGAAAATGGTAGCCCGTGGTTTGATGTTGGCGGCAGGTACTATTGCTTACGCTGCAATGATGGAAGACGACGAAGCCTACAAAAACGCCAAGCCTGAAGAGCGTTTAGGTAACTGGTTCTTGCCAACGCCCTTCTCTGACGAGCCGCTGCGTATTCCTGTGCCGTTTGAATTGGGTTACCTGTTCAAGTCTTTGCCTGAAGCTGTGTACAACATGGCAGCAGCAGACGAGCGCAACAGCGACATCACTAAGGGTATGACTAAACTGGTCATGATGTCGAACCCGTTCAGCCTACCTCAAGCGGTTAAGCCTGCAACTGAAGCGTATCTAGGCAAGTCGTTCTTTGGTGGCGACATCGAATCTCAACGCGAGATACATGGCATGGTGCCTACTGAGCGGTATCGCACTAGCACCACCGAAATATCTAAAATGGTGGGGTCCATTACAGGTGACATAGGGTTTACTCCAATAAAACTGGACTACTTAATCCGTGGTTACACAGGCGGTCTGGGCATTGCGTTGATATCTTTAGCTAACCCGATATTGAACACAGAAGCGACAGAACAGCCGACAACAAAAACTAGCAAGATGCCGTTTATTGGGGGGTTGTTCCAGCCCATCGAAGGGCGCGGCACGTTAGACGCAGCCTATGAGCGCATGTTGGAAATCCAGCAAGCTAAGGGTACGTATGACTCGCTAATACAACGTGGTAAGAAAGAAGAAGCTGCTGCGTTTAGAGAAGAATACATTGACAAAATTTCGTCAGCATCGGTGTCAGGTTCAGTACAACAAAAGCTTGGTGAGTTATCCAAACTAAAACGACAAGTAGAGTCAGCACCAAACCTGTCAGCCGAGCGCAAAGACGAGCTAATAAAACGGATTCAAACACAGCAAAACGATATGGCTGAAAGATTCCTGCAAATTAGCGATAGAACCACACGCCAAACTGCCCAGCCTTAACGCCCACTCTAGCCTTCGCGCTAAACAACCTGTACTTCAATGCCTTACGGAGGCCGTCTAGTTTGACGGCCTCTGTGTCTAGGCAAGGCACAAAGAACCCCTGCCCACTCTTAAGCTGCGACCAAGGATAATGGATTTTCAGGATCGTCTTCATCTATACGGCGGGTGATTTTCAGCACAGGTACACGCATCTGTGGTCCTTTGGTTTTTGCCATCATGTCTTTCTTCGCCATGTGGGTGACTACAAACAACCCCTCAAGCTGTCGCTTAAAGTCAGAGTACCCGAAACTCATAGAAGAACAGAACGCTTTCAATAGCCGCTCCTCAATGAAGTAGTCGATACACCCCGCAGTCACCCCATGCTCAATGCGCCCCATGACTTGTGATCTGGTAGTTGACGCATCAATCGCACCCCCACCACCTAACTCAGCCAGTACGCCTTCAGTAGCACCAAACTTCACAACGATCAGGTTGCCGTAGTACTCGCGGGTAAAGCTATTCAGCACGTCCTCGGCAGAGCGGCTTCCCGCCTTTATGCTAGAGCGCATGAACGCCACAACTTTCTTTAGCGACTTGATGATTGGTTCAATAGGTACGTTCACAATATTGGCATGCTTATCAGAAGCCAAAACACACGCCGCTGCGCCGCAACCAATACCCGCCATCCAGAAGCGTTCGTCATTGGTAGCGTTGAACTCCTTGTACATCTGAGCTACGATCTCTGGAACAATTTGCGAAAGAAGTGCGACATTGTCCACCATAAACCTGACGAAGGCTTCGCCTGCCACCGCGTAATTATTCGCCAACGACTTAATGATTTCAATCTCATACGGTTCCCAAGAAAGTTCTTGATCCATAATGAACTCAAGCAAGCGCCTAAGTTCGCCTTCAGAGGAGTGCTTACGCCCTCCGGTTAAGTAGTCTACAGCGTGGGTATTAGAAGACATGAACGCTATAGCTGCCCACGTTGATAAGTTCAACCGCTCCCTATTCGACCCTGACTCCATACGCTCCTTGCCTCGACCTTCTGTGTTGTCTAGCAGGAACTCAGGGAACCACTCAAAGTCTTTCCGGTTCTTGGCGGTGATCTCATCCGTAATCAATGGACAGCTATTTAATAACCCCATACGCTGCTGCATAGCTACAGGCGATGTGCCCTTACCTGTGCGGTAGTGAACGGGATGCCCCCATACTGAAGCGGCAGACTCCAACGCCAACGTCTTACCTGTACCTGACTCAGTAGACCCCAAGTGAACCGTTAAACCATAGATGCCTGTGAAGCGCATCAAAGGAGAAGCCAAGCTCATCATCGTCACAGCTACGTGATCCCACATTTTCTTTCGCATCATCATGTTGATGAACTGCCGCCATACATCGAGGGAGCCTATAGGCTGCGTGTGCATAACGATGTTCTCAAGCCCCGGCATGGGCACCTCAACGCTACCGCCCTTGAAGTAAATCTTGCCTGCAAACACGAACGTATCGTCTGCCTGCCAACCATAACTTGCCGGTACCTTGATCGGAGCCTTCTCCATCGACACCTTCTCAACACACGCACGGATGAAATCAAATAAGTTCTTATCGTTACCTGCCCCGAACGATGCAATGACGTTCTGGTTTGCCAAGTGCTTTAGCGTTTCTTCCTTACTGACTGCACACTTCTGCGGGAAGGTTATGGTCTGCGCTCCTTCTTTCCTAACGGCGAGCATGTGTACGGTGTGCTCACCATTCTGATTCAGGATGTCCACAGGAAACAAGTCGTAGGGCAAGAGCATGATCTGACGTTTGATCTTGTTGCCATCAGCGTCCTCATCATCGCGTTCAACAAACACCCCACCGCTCTGCCCATACGCATAACCTCGTGGCGGTTCAGGTCGCAGAATCTTCTTAACTTCCTTGTCGATCTGCACCTCGACTTCCTTCTCCTTAGTCTCGACAGCAAACTCCCTGCCAAGCGCCAACGGATTAGTAATCTTGCCCCAATGCTGACACCCAGTACACACCCCCGGATTCTCGCTGTCGAACTTAACGCATGGATACGGACCCTTGATCTCCCGCAGCTTGGTGTGCATACGGTCTTCATCGTATGGGTGCATCTGAGACAACCAGACAACAGCCTTCTCCGACTCCTCACACTTCTGTGCAATCGACAGCATCCCCCGCCACAGCGGTTCCATACCATCTTCCTGCGCGTTCTCTAGGTAGTATGCGAGTTGACCGCAGCCTGTACCCGCCTTGGTTTTCTCAACGATGGTACGAAACTTCGTGACCGAGTTCTCAAACAACTTGACGCTATTAGTTGACGGTGCAGTTGGCCTCGTTCCGGGTAGCTCGATGACGTTGCTTGTGGTTACAGGCGGTATTGTTTTTAACTGACTGCGTATGTGTTCAGCAAGGGTTTCAAAATCAAACGTATCTCCTTCGGTTAGTATGCGCACCTGACGCGGCGCGTCGTATTTCGCTTTGAAATTAAAAGTCTCAGGGATGCGCAGCACCCTTGCCGAATCCGCAGTGACGGTGTTATCGATGCGCAGTTCTTCTTGCGCACACAGCCGCTTAAAGTTCTCAGCAACAGGCTTCCAAACAGCAACCTCAATGGTTTCTTCCAAAGGCCAGTAGCAATGCAAGCCACCACCCGACGAAACAACCCACGGTGTGCCGAGCAAGTCCAGCCCCGTCTTCACCATGAATTGATTCAACGCTAGTGCCGCAGCTTTCTTTGACTCGTACCCATCCAGATCAAGGAACAGCGCCTTGATGAAGCGGGAGTTTGGAGCCGTGCGTCTGTCCTTATTACCCTTGATCTGTGCAACTCTTTCGTCGAACGTAGCCAATGCAAAATACACATTGCACTTATTCTCCACCCACGTATCAACCTTGGGGTAAAACTCAGCGGTGTCTTCAACAAAGATGTGATCTTTCTTGTCCGTCAATTCGCAGGCGCAATACAACCCGTGACCCGAAGACGGCAAGACAACCGCTAGAAATTCAAGCGGAGTCATAGCTTTCCTTTGGGTTTAGTCTTCGAACAGGCGGAGTTGTCTTGGGTCTTCTTGCGGTGCAGGGGTTCCGTTGAACTGGAGCTTGTCTAGTAGCCCAGCGCAGCGTTTCAGTAGTTCCTTTTGAAACAGTATAGGCATGCCCGTTTCATCACTCCAAAGTATGTATCCCGCTTTTAATAGTTCTTTATCTGTTAGGGCTTCAGGCCGTATGCTTGACATATTTTTCTCCATGCTTCGTCGGCAGTTTTAGATGACTGCATTATTTTTAATAGAAAGTCCACGCGTTCTTCATAAGCAACAAACACATCTGTCTTACCTATGAACCAGTTGTAAACCGTCTGCCTTGTGACTCCCAGAGCGTAAGCAATCTTCGTTACCGGAAAGTCCAAATGTACTGCCCAACGCCCAAGCTTATTTCCTTCTGTCTTAGGCGCGGCAGCTATCGCGTCAATTATTTTTTGTGAGTAAGCCATTAGTGTTCTTCGTTGGGGATAAGTCGATACTTAAATAAACCTCGGCGTACATACTCGCGTTCAACGGTATGGCTACCGAACTGACGTTTGCGAAAATCCCGAAGCCTCGCACTTACACTTGCTTCAGGACAACCAACCTTCTCTGAAATCTGTTCAAGCGTTCTCCAACGACTGTCCTTCATTAGCCGCCAGACATTGAACAGTTGATTCTTTAAGCGATCTTTGTCGCGTTCTGCGTCGTATGTTTTTCCGTCAAACATTCGCTTCTCCTTATAAAAAAGTGCAGGGTCACTAAGCGTGGAGACTCAACAACTTCCAAAGGAATGCCTAGCCCCTGCTGCCGGTGTTATTAGCGCCACCTCCGGCTGGGCTGTTCTGTTAGTGCCGGTTACGATTATCCGGCGTATGTGTCGATGCTACGTTGGCCCATACCGACTAGGTGGGGTACTCGCTGCGTCTGGGAGTTGAGCGCCGTGCATTCACACTCGGTTCAAGATTCACAGTATCCGCTTTCCCCCGTAGCTTTACTCGTCATCCCAATCAGACACGATGTCTGCCAGCTTCGACTTCTTCTCTGGCACGGCTGTAGGCTTGGCTGCATCCTTGCGAACTTCTGGCTCGGAGTCATCCTCTGCAACTTCCACTTTTGGTTTCTTCGCAGCTTTTGGTTTCGGTGCTTCATCTTCGTCAGCAACAGGAGCCTTGCCGGGCAGCGACAGAGGTGCAGACTGCTTAACACCATCGGTTTGCGCTACCGTCATAACTACTGCACGACTCGCATCAGTTGAGGCAGCTTGCTCCTGCACAACCGCGTACTCGTCATCATTCAACCAACGAACAGGTTGGAAGAACAGCTTAGGAGACTCGGCCTTCGTATCAAAGCGCATGCGAGTAACAATCATCTCTGGGCTAACAGGCGGGTTTGATAATGCCAAGTGACGTGCATAGGCTTGCAGAGGACGCTTGTCACCGTCTTCCTTACCGAACACCGATGTCGCAGGCAACGTCAACTGCAATACGTCACCAGTAGGATTACTCTCCAACACAACTGCCAAGCGTTGCTGATAACGACACGCACGGCTATTACCTTGACCTGAACCCGCTTGATTCTGTGGGCACGAGATACATGTCTGTGACTGCTTGTTCTGCGCACCGGCATCAGGCTTCTCACCATCGTTAGACCAGCAGTCTGGTCCTGTGATGTTTTCGGAGTCATAGGCTTTAGCGTAGAAGATGCGGCTAACCTTTGGTGCGGCCTTAACAATGATGACGTCAAGGTGACGTTCATCGATGGCAGCAATTTCTTTACCGCCTGCAACTAAACGGAACACACCACCTTTGATGGAGATGCGCTTAGTGCTTGTGCCAGTACTGCCGCCGGTTAAAGCTAAAGCGGTTTCAGACAGCGCGTTGTTACGGGCAAATGCGGGAGCTTGGGAGGGATTAAATAGCGTTATGTTTGACATATCGTAGTCTCATTTAGTAGGTTTATTAACTCGGATTTCAAAGTCCGAGAAGGCATTCAATCCGGGTGGAACAAGTCCCGGATTTTCTTCGAGGAACCGCACCATGTTAAGTTGGGCGATACGCTTTTCCAGAAGATCAACAACATCGTGCTCGACAATAAACTTCTTGAACGAGTCCCAATCATCTGTGCTGTATCGCGTCTTGTTAATCATTGTTACGGTGCCGAAGGTGGTGTTAACAGACTTGACCCCAAGGGCTTTCATCTGGTCTTTCATAGCAAAGCGTAGTTCGTCTTGCTGTGCTTTGAGTATCTCCACTTTCGTGTCGTACTCTTGCGTTAAAGCATCGATCTCTGCTTTGATCTTGCGGTAAACCTTTGCGAGCTTGTCCATTGGAATAAGCTCTGTGGCTACATCGGACATTTGCTTCTCCTAATTGTTATTTGTCTAGGGTTTGACAGATTACTGTGATTCGGATTTGAACGCAACCCCCTTTCTCATTTTTTTATTTCAGTGATAAAAAGTTCTGTAAGCAGTGCATGATCGGTAACTTTTCCTTGCAAAGCTTTAAACATTTTCTTCTCGATTGGCGAGCCTTCTATGTGTACAACGGTTACTTTGTCAGAGTCTTGACCCTTCCTATCGGCTCGTGCTATGCACTGCGTGTATTGCTCAACAGACATTAGTGGACCATAGAAGACCACCGTATCGGCAGCAGTCAACGTGATTCCATGTGCGCTCGCTTGTGGTTGCATAACTAATACTCGCGGGTCTTTTTCTGTTTGGAAGCGTCGAATAATGTCGGCTCGTTTTGTGGGCGGTACATCCCCGTGAATACATTCGGCTGTTATATTTTTCTTAAGTAGATGCGTGTGTATGCCATCGATGGTGCTTCTAAACAACGCAAAGATAATGACCTTGCGGCTTGTCTCTTCCAGTATTTCTTCAAGGACGGATAAGCGTGGGGCTGAGTCAAACTCAACGACTTCCTTCTCATCTGTGTATGCTGCACCGCAGGATATTTGTAGCAACTTAGATACGCCAGCAGCAGCGTTCACCGCAGTAATAGTTTCGCCTGCGGCTTGCACCATCATGCGTTCTTTCAATAAGTTGTAGTACTTGGCTTGCTGTGGTGTGAGCGGAACCTCACGCGTCGTTGTCAGCACAGGGGGTAAATCAAGACACTGCGCTTTCGTAAATCTAATGGCAGGCTGCAAAGCACGATGCACTTCATCAGGAGCCGCCGCTTTGGGTATCCATCTGAATTGAGTTAGCTTCTGCATGACCTTGTCACGCCAACCTGTGAAGAACTTTGGCACACCTTCGGGGTTAACTAAGCGAGCCAAGCCATACGCATCAGCAGGTGACTGCGATGCGGGTGTTCCCGTCATCATCCACAGATGTGTCGTTGGTGTTATCAACGACTTCAATGCTTTCCATCGTTTCGTTGTGATGGTTTTGTATGCGTTAGCTTCGTCAACAATGATGAGATCAAACCTGCCGTCGTTAATTATTTCGTCAGCGATTAGGTTCAGTCCATCGTAGTTGGTAATGACAAACTCATAGCTTTGCTGAACCATCTCGATGCGGCGACTAGCCTGAGAGTGGTGCGCTACAACGGCAGAGCGATGGATAATACTTTGGTTCAAGTCACCCATCCATGCTGACTGCATGATCGACAACGGACAGAGAATTAAACAGCGGCGTACATCGCCGCGTGTCATCAAGTAGTCCGCTGCCCAAAGCGCCGAGAGGGTCTTACCAGTACCCGGCTCGGAAAAAACGAAAGCCTTCTTATGCAGAGTGAGAAATGCCGCTGTCTCAATCTGATGCGCCATTGGTTTGTATTTGCCCGGCCAGTTGTACCTCTTCGTGATGGGTGAAGGAACGTTTTTAACACCGAGATTTTTAAGAACCCGAGCTTCGTCGAGTCCCCAATAGACAGCAATCTCTGTCGAGCCATCGTCATGTCTGTTCACCACCTTGTGTTTAGGAATTACGCGATACTTATCTGGGTTGCGAGTGCGAAACAGCAACGCTTTATTCTCAATTATTTGCATCTACTTCTCCAGTTATGATGTCTTTCGCATCTTTGTACCCATTACGGTATCCATGCTTGTGCCCCTCTAACCAACAATAGCGAGCGTTGTGGATGCCTAGAAACTTCTTCTCTGATTCACTGAGGGACTCCCACCATTGTTCGAAGTTCATTTGTTGTCACTCCTATTAGCGGATTTGTTTCTGACACGCAGGTTAGACTTCGTTGTGGTACCGCCTGAACGCAGCGGCTTCTTGTGATCTACATCTTTACCGTCGCCTTTAGTTACTGCTCCGGTCTTCTCCATCATGCGTCGCGCTTTCACACGCTCGGCTCGATTCTTAATTTGCTCTGGCTTACCTTGATAATTGTCGTACTCACTTCTGTAATCGCGTGGCATAGTCGCCTCCTATTTTCTTGGATGAAATTCACACGTAACTACTGAGCACCACGGACATAGTGGAGAAGGTCTTGGGTTCCATATACCTGTGTCATGTGCTTGTTCAATACGTGCAATGCGTTCTCTGTAGTCCCACCATGCAGGGTCTTTCTCATCCACAGTCATGGCGTACTTAACCAGATCATTCTTCACAACAAACAACAGCGCAGCATTAACTTTTCTAATGTGCGGGAAGTGCGCAAACACCATCAGTGCCATCAGCTTTAATTGCTCACGGTCTGGGTACTTGTTGTTACCTGTTTTGTAGTCAACGACCCACGCAGTCAGGTTGTCATCATCAATAATCAAAAGGTCTGCGATACCCCTAACCCATACAGCCTCATCTTTCCAGCCGCAGGGGTTAAGGTCTACCGTCAATGCCATTTGATGTTCACATATCTTACGTCCGGGCTTACGCTTTAATGCGTCAAGCGTATCCTGAATAAACGCAAACTGTTCTGGCAGCGGTACATCTTCTGCAACGTAATCCTCCGCAGCCTTGTGCAGTTCAGTACCGTACCTAGTCGCTTCTGTCTCTTTGAACTTGTAGTTCTTTAAGACCTTGATCTCATGGTACCTACGCGCACAGCCCTCATAGTCTTTCAGAGAACTGTGCGACCACACAACCTTATTCATTCAAACCTCGCAGAGTCAATTGCTTCGGATAGACGCTTGGCAAACTCAGATACAAACCGTTCGTTCTTGTTAAGCGCATGGGCATCCATGTCGTACAGTATTGCGTGGACTAACTCATGCCAGAACGATTCGTTCATTGTTTTCTTACCAAACTTGCGTCCAGTTTTATTGCTACGCTTACCAATCTCAATACGGCTCTCGTCGTAGTGCACTCGTGCCATACCGCCATGCTGCAACATCGTCTCAAGTATGTCGATGGTGTACATCTTCTTACCTACTCTGATCTTGCGTGGTAACTCCATGCGTTTTTTTCTTGTGTGCTCCATGCTTCTCCTTTAGTTTTTAGCCATGCCGTACCGTTGGTGTGCACCACCATCAGCATCTAATGGAATCCCCGGCATGTATGAAGGTTCCATAGTCATCTGCGCCAAGACCCAAGTCTTAGCGTGTTCAACTTCATCATCAGATACAAGTGCAATAAGTTCATCATGTACTGTGCCCACCACAGGGTATCTTTTGGATACACGCAGCATGCCATCAGTCATCACAATACGTGCCAACGCCTGAGTAACATTGTTTGTTACTTTACCTGCGTACAGCTTGGTAGCGTCTGGCCCGTAAACCCACTGGCTCCTACCCTTATCATCTTTTTCAACGCGTAAGTCTGGATAAAGCAACTTCATCCCGTTAGGCAATTCTATCTCACCTTTACGGAAGGTTAGACATTTATACACGAACTCCTGACCACCGTAAAGACTACGCTCAATCAGGTCAGAACACATGTGCCAGAAGGTAACAACGGGGTGCGCTGTGCCTCGGTAGATGTCAATAATCCGCTTGGCTGCAATGGCATGGAACACCAATTCTTTTAAGCTGCAGGTGTGGGGAATGTCCCGCAACCTAGCCTCGGTATCCCGCCAACTTAAGAACTCTTCTGCCAGTTCTTTGTTAGCTCCCAGTTGCCTAGCAAATGTCGCTTCGTACCGCACAGGAGGTGCCCCCAGAAAGCCCGTCAGCAACTGGCTGGCAAAGCTAGCCCAGCCTAGACCATACCCACAGCCAAGCAAGGCTGACTTGGCGCTCTGACGCAGGTCTGGATGGCTCTCTTTGGTTAGGTTAGGGATACGAAACATCTGCGCCCCGAACTGTGCGTAGGGGTCACCACCAGAGCGGAAGATGTTCAGCATATCGTCATAGTCAGCAAGCCACGCCAACACCCTCGGCTCGATCTGGGACAAGTCACCGACGACTAGCTTAAACCCTTCCGGTGCCATGATTGCCTTACGTAGGAACGACCCCCGCTTAAGGTTCTGCATGTTGATGGCGCTCCCCCTTGCTGCTGCCCAACGGCCTGACTTAGCGCCGTAGTAACTAAGGGGTACTGGGAGCGCACCTCGCTTGGCAATATCAAGGAAACGCTGCGCTCGTGTTCGCTCAGTTGTAGACTTGACTCGCAGTCGTGCCTCACAAAGGAGTGATATGTCTTCTCGCTCACCGTTGAGTAGTGCTTGGAACATGGCATCGTTTTTGGCAAGAGCGAACGCGTCTTTACCTGTCGTTTTACTTTTCTTAATTGGTGCAGGGCAACCCATCGCCACCAATAGAGCCGCAAACTTAGGGTTACTTGCCAGCGTTGCATCGTCCACATCAAGTCTTGCCAGTAGTGCTTCACGCGTAATCCTTTCTTCCTCGATAGCTTGTGTCAACATCTCTTGATCCAGTATGAGTCTGGGTTCGGTGTACATCTTTAACGTCATGTCAATCAGGCGTAGCTCTGACTTGGGGTAGCCTACTGATAGACGCGTGAATATTTCTTCGCAGAGAAAGACATCGTGCTTGCAATACGCTGCGAGTTCTTCCTCGACTTCTTTAGAAATCTCGGATAGTCCGTCTGTGGAATGTACGGCTCGACCCTTCGCCGGTAGGCCGAAGTCATCAGCGAGTTTTGCAAGGCTGTTTCCAACTTCCACACCTCGTAGAGCACGGGCCATACTGAGAGAATCAAAAATAAAGTTAGGACGAGCACCGTATACCCAGTCCAAGATAGATACATCAAACTGAGCGTTATGAGCGAGTACGGCAACACGACTCCAATCATACTCAGCGAGAGCCGCAGGTAGTTCTTCATGATTGAACCATTGGGTTGGTTCGTCTGTGCCGTACTCATGGATACAGGCACCGAAAGCTTTGAATCGTGGGTCACGGATATACTCCTCAGTTGTCATACGCGAGAGCGTGTACTCTTTGCTCGACCATCGTGTCTCGAAATCAATGGTCAAGATTTTTTCAAACGGCTTAGTCAACTCTTCTCCTTGTGTGTATTGATCTGCGTTATTGCTTGTGTTGCGCATGGGTAAACGTGCTGCCTTTGGTCTATCGTCAAGTCGTTTGTGTAACGTAAAGCCCGAACAACAGAAGGTGTTAGCGCCGTGAACTGTTTAGGGTTCGGCTCGTCAGGACAGATTGTTATTGTGTACGGTAATTTAGCCATTGTTCTTCTCCTTCAAAACTTTCATAGGTTGTAGTCCGTACTTGCGCCTTCGATGGTGACGCGCCAAACAAGAAAGTTGTGTTCCTTGCTGCGCTCCTGTAACCACGCACAGAACTCTTTAACAAGCACATCAGTCGGCAGCGGTGTGAACGACGCTACCTTTGCTGTGAATTGAATGTCTTCCGTTACTGCATGTACTCTGCTCATGTGTTCTTCTCCTTTAACTTGGCTTCGATAGCTCTGGCAAATGTTTCGATACGGGTTACACCGTAAGGTGAGCTTTTTTGTGCCCATTCCCATGCCTTGTCAATATCTGTTTTGGTAAGGCTTTGCCAATAAATTTTTTCTTCAGGTATTTGTTCCTCAATTATTTGTCCGTCTACAAACCATATTTTTTTCATGTCGATTGTCATGTGTTCTTCTCCTTTAGCTTTGCTTCTGCTTGAATAATTGCCCACCGAATATCCGGTGATTTGTCCTCGATCTCCATTGCCTCAGCGTCAGTCAGTCCTACCCATTCACGCTGTGGTGGTGCGGTGTAGAGCGGTAAAGGATTAAGTGATTCATCTGGTTTGCCGTGATATAAGCCAGCGTTGTGACTAATCCACGCCACAGGCTCAGGATCAGGCTGAGTTTTAGGACACTGTTTGCAATATCCACCAATACCACATTGCCCGCCGTCACATTCGGCTGGCTCAGGCTGTGTATCAAGAATTTGCTTGTACCCAACAACCTCTCCCTCAAGCTCATGGATGCGGTGCTTCAAAGCACGTATGTCGCCCTCAGGCACACGCGTTGCCGAATCCCATGCGGCTTGGTGCATTACCTCGTGTAAATTACCGCTGCGATTTGTATTCATTTCTGCCTCTGGAATTGGCTCTTCAATAATTTGTCCGTCTACAAACCACGTTTTTGTCATGTGTGTTGTCATGTCGGCTTCCTTTCCCCTGTTTCAAACGCTTCTCTATTGTCTGCACTGTTATGCGTAACTAAGTTCAACTCTTCGTCAACTCTTGGATTACACCAGCACGCTGCGTCTTCTACATGCTCTCGAAGATCATTCAATGGCACTACATGAGTCGAAACCCCGTTCTTCTGTAATATGTTTGTCCACACTTGCCATGTCATGTGTTCTTCTCCTTTAGCTTGGCTTCGATAGCGCGGGCAAAATACTCAAAACCGGGAGCTAATCGTTTGGTTAAAGGATCAACTTGCACAAGTGCAGCAAACATTTCCTCATCGGTCAGCCCAACCCATTCACGCTGTGGTGTTGTGTAAAGCGGCACTCGACCTTCGCCACCAGTTTTATAAATCGTTCCACAGCCAGCAGTATCAAAATGCTGACGTACTTCATCAATCTTTACCCACCCTTCAACAGCATTCCAATACTCAAAGGGCTCCTGTTCTATCGGCTGCGTATAGTTCGGCTTGCCACCTGAATACGTCTTTACCCACGGTTCAGGCTGCGCTAGTGCTGCGCGTAGTGCTTCTGCGGCTTCATGGCAATAGCGCCCAACAGGAATAAACCGAGTCCCCATACCATCAGGATCATTAATCTCTAATCTTGTGCCTCTCGGGACACCAGCAAGCAGTTCATGTAGTGGTACTACATAGGCTTTATCCATTGTTCTTCTCCTTTAGTTTTGCTTCAACGTCATCATAAAATTCTCTCCCTGATAACGCGCCGTGAAAATGAAACTCTGCTATCTCCGCAAGTTCTTCTTTAGTCAACCCTACCCATTCTTTCTTTGATAGCCATTTCTCTGGCGCTTCACGAAATACTGGCTCCCTGCCTTCTAATACAGCAAGCATAACTTCCATACCGTTATACATACCGTGAAAATAATGATCATAATTCCAAGTACCATCACGCCCTTGCACTTCAAGCATTTCTTTTAGCTTTACTAACGGCTTTGGACACTCTTTACAATATCCGCCAATACCACACTGTCCACCGTCACATTCCGCTGGTTCAGGCTGCGCTAGTCTGGCTTTTAATGCGTCAATTGCCGTTTGAACTTGCTCTCCGTCATAGCCTTTAATTGCGGCGCTATGTAAACACAAATGCTTTAGCGCATCTAACGCTTGCTGTAATAGTTCGCGGTCAGTCATGACTTCACCTTAAAAAGTTCTTTCATATCGGCTATGTAGCATTTCCAATGGTAGATAATATTAGGTGCATCGCTGTAGTAAATCTCACCTAGCGTTAATTTAATACTGCATCGATAGCAATGTAGACTCATCCCTGCCCCCTTGCGCGGATAGCTGTAGCGTAATTGAGGAGTAAAGTTGCAATAAAATTTTGCAACTCATGGTTAAATTTCAAACCATTTAAATCGGTTGATAAAAGAAACTCCGCACACCACTCGCGTTCTGTTGCTGCAATGCTGCGCTCGTACTCCGTCCAATGGTCTTGAGTCCATATGCGGTTGCGCTCTGCTGCTGCGACTAACTCTGCAAAACGATATATTTCTTCGTCGATAGGATATTCTTCGCTGCACCATATAACCCCAATCTCAGGGGCAACAGCAGATACTGCCAAGCCAGCCTCCCGCGCCATGCGGATAATGTCATCTTTAGTCATGATTGTTCCTCGCCTTCATCATTGCGTCTGCTACCTCGTAAGAATATTCAGCCGCCTCAATTGGCTCCCATAAAACTGTACCGGTGTCCTCTTTCTCAGCCAAAAGAACTTGCATAGCCTTCGCCGCAAAGTAATCACGCAAGTCCATGCCTTCGCTTCTATGATTTGGAAATGCTTTCATTTGCTTTCTCCTTTAGTTTTTTAATCTCGTCAAGTAAGTCGCTTATAATTTTTAAGTGTTCTTTATGACGCGCTTCCATTACACCTACTACCTTATCAAACTCTAACTGCCATTCGTTCATCTTGTTGGTAAGAAGTTTTGATTGATACCAAACGTAATCTGCTGTTATACCTTCAACTCGATTTACACTTGCCATGTCTTTTATAAACTCATCCATCACACTCTCCTTTGTTTCATGTTCACTTTAGTTACGTGCCATTGATTACTTGCCTTCTGTGCTTCTGCATTATCATTAATGATCCTGCCTCTCCCGCGATCTTTCTTGTGTTTCCGTACCAAATCTTGTTTTTCGTTACGATTTAATCTGTTGGTGTCTTGGCTTTCCAACTTCGCCATCCACTCTAGCGTTTTAATATCGCTAGTCTTGTCTGTATCCCACAGACGATCTGATAACGGCTTGAGATACCATCCTACAAATATCTGCACCCGCATTTTAAAAACGGAAGGCGGCTGTCGTTTTAAATCGGGGTCAGGAACTTTGATACGGTAGGGTTTCAACCATATCCATAACGCACCTAGCGTTATGTCGGCACGAAAAGCTTTGATTAACATCGCATCATAAATACGTTGGGGGTCGTGCATCACATCCTCCTTTGGCATACAAACGCTTCATGGGCTACGCGAAAGGCTCCTGCATACTTGCAGTCACCAATCACTCGGCTTTCAACTTGCACCTGTCCTATCGCTAACCCAACAAAGAACATCACTACAGCAGCTAATGA